TCATAGATATCAACGCTGTTGATGGACTTTTTTTCATAAGTACAACTACTCGTGATAAATCTTGGAAGGATAGATTACCAAATGGTAATTATCTTGAGAACACTGTTAACCACTTTGTGATTCTTATGGGTAAAAGTCCATCAACAGCGTTGATATCTATGAAGGCTACTCAATTAAAGATTAGTCGTAAATGGAATTCAATTATGATGGGCCTTAAGCTTCAAGGTAAGAATGGCTTATTCACGCCGCCAACATATAGCCACATTTATAATCTAAAGACTGTTCAGATGTCAAATGACAAAGGAACATGGTTTGGATGGGATGTATCTAAAGTTGGTCCAGTTACAGATAAAGGTGTTTACGAAATTGCTAAAAACTTTGCTGAGAAAAACAGTAAAGGTTTAGTGAAAGTTAAACATGGATCTGACGAGCCAAAAGACTCAACACCTTACTAAACGAATCCTAGGTAGTGGGCGTCTAAGCGAGAGTGGATACGCCCACTTTTTAATATGATTGAAAAATTTAAAAAAATATTTTTGGGATTAGAGGAAAGGTTTGGATACCACGTGCTTGATCAAAGTAATGGTGATGGTAAAAAATCTGGATCCTCTTTTACTTCATCTTACGCACATACAGAAGAGATGTGGAAAGCACATTTAGAAGGAACTAAGTTTGAAGTTAAAACAAAAAATAAAGTAATACAAGCAGACAGTCTTGGGCTTTGCCCAATAAGAAGTGACAGTATGTGTTCCTGGGGCGCTATAGATTTAGATGAATATAAACCAGACGTAAAAGAATTATATAAGAAAATAAAAAGTTTAAATGTTCCATTTATCCCATTTAAATCTAAAAGTGGCGGAATACATATTTACATATTTTTAACAGAGCCTGTAAAAGCGTTATTGTTAAGAGAAAAATTACATAGTATTAAAAATATATTTGGTGATTGTAAACCAGATAAAATATTCCCTGTTCAAAAATATCTAAACTTAGAGAAAGGGTCAGCGGGTAGTTGGATAAATTTACCTTATCATAATGTAAAGAAAACAGTTCGGTATATGATAAAGGAGGATGGCAGTCCTGCCACGATCGAAGAGTTCTTTGAACATTACGAAAGAAATAAAGTCACTCCCCAACAACTTAAAAAATTAAAATCAAATATAGACGAAGGAGACGCAGGTGACTGGTTTAAAGATGGTCCTCCATGTATGCAAGCGTTAGCTAAATTTGGTGTGCCTAAAAGTCAAAGAAATGAAGTTCTCTTGGATATGACTAGGTATGTTAAACAAAGATTTCCAGATGAGTGGAAAGATAAAACTTTAGAATATAATAAAAAATTTTTTGAACCTATTGGAAAAGGAATGAATTTTAACGAAGTTAGTGGTGTTATTGGTTCAAGAGAAAAGAAAGATTATATTTACAGGTGTGACCAAGATTGGTTAAAAACCTACTGCAATAAAGAAGAATGTATAAAAAGAAAATTTGGTATAAAAGGAGCATTAAATAATGAATTAATTCTAGGACCATTATCATATGTAACTTCCAATCCAAAAATATGGTACTTAGGTTTTAATGGTGAAGAAGTAAGATTGTTTTCAAAAGAATTAGTTAAACAAGATTTAGCAAGAGAAGCTGCCACAGAACAAACAAGTAAAACTCCTCCTAAAACAAAAACTTGGGACATGCAAATAAGAGGGTTGCAAGAAAAAGCAACAGAAATAGATGCACCAGAAGAAAGTGTTCCTATGTTTAGATTAAAGACAAATTTAGAAACTTTTTGTTTTAGTACTAGGGTTACTAAAGACAGGAAAAAAATACTTTTAGGTAGACCTTTTGAGGATGAAACCTTTATCAGATTTACATTTAATGATTTTTTTAAATATTTAAAATCAGATGAATGGAGTATAAATGCAGATATTACCCATCAAATGCTTAAAAAAGTAACAGGGATAACGCGAGAAAAATTTCACATTAAAGAAGGTGTTAAAAGATGGGTGTACGTCGTTGATAAAGAAAAATTTGACCCAGAACCAGAAACAGAGCAAGAAGTTTCAAATTATTCTAATAAGGAAGAAAGTGCATTTTAATGTTAGATAAATTTTATAGAAAAAGATACAAAATATTAGGCGGCCCAGGGTGTGGTAAGACCACGAGAATATTAGAAATTTTGTCACAATATATTAAAGGAGGCTTACAAGTAGATCAAGCGCTATTAATTGGTTTTGCTAGAGCAACTGTGCAAACTTTACAAAAGAGAGCTGTGGAGGAAGGTTTATTAACAGTAAAACAAGCTGAATCAATTACAACTATTCACAAGTTTTGTTATGATAAAATTGGTAAGCCTGACGTATTTAATTCAAGTGCTAAAACATCTTTCAGGAAAAAATTACAAACTGATCCTGATAACTGGGTTATGTTGGATGACGAAAAATATAGTACAGAGGATAAAGAACCTGCGAAATGGGCCGAAAACGAAGATAAAAAATTAGCTACTTATTATGACATAATTAGTAAAGCTCAACATAATCATGGTTACGACAAGAAAGGATCTCATTTAAGATTTAGAGAAAATAGGCAATACAAGGGAAAAGATGATTTAGAAAAAATATTAAATTTTTTTGGAGAAAGTGAAAATAGTAAATGGACAAATGTTCTTACACCGCAATTAGTTTATTTTTATAGTAATATACATAAATTTAAAAGTCAAAATGGTTTTGTTGATTTTGATGATATGTTATTAAAAGCTTTACAACCAACTATAGAATTTCCTTACTATAAACTTGTATTAGTTGATGAAGTGCAAGATCTTTCTTTTTTAGAATGGCAGGTTATTTCCAAGATAGGTAGAAAAACTGAAGAGTTATATTTAGTAGGAGATGATGACCAGGCAATATATGGTTGGAAAGGTTCTGACGTAGAAATTTTTCAAAAATGGCCTTGTAAAAAAGAAAATATTGAACGCCTTAAAACATCCCACAGATTACCAGGAAAAATATATGATTTTGCTTTAAATATTAGGGAAGAAATAAAATATAGGATGGGTAATGAATTTAGCTGTGAAAAAAGAACCAACATAAAAATTAAAAACGAAGGGTCAATTGATTATATTTATAATATGTCAGAGCTAGATGAAGAAATTGATGCTAATTCAGATGTTATATTCTGTGCTAGAATAAATAAATTTTGTCAGAATTATGCCTATTTTTTAAAAGACAAAGGTTTAATTTTTAAAGAAAAAGCTAATACTCCAGATGACAGGGGAAAACTGAAAAGCTCTTTTCCAGATGGATGTAGAGAAGTAATAGAATCATGGCATACCTTACAAGAAGGCCATTCAATTAAAGGGACAGCTTATATTAAAATGGTTAGGTCTTTAGATGCAAAAAAATATATTTCCGAGAGGAAAAAAACAGCTTTAATAAATAAAGATACTGCGCCGCCAGAGTTATACGATACTAATAATTTATTTTCTTATGAAGAGTTGAAAACAAAATATTATTTGAATGCGGACATAAATAAATTATGGCATGAAATTTTTTATTTTGATACGTCAAGAGTTAGAGGTCCTAAAAAACCAAACGCTTTGTTTAGGGATAAAGAAGATTTTAATGATTATTTAAAAAGATGTTGGGAAAAAAATAAAAATTTAGAAACTAAAATCATAGTAGCTAGCATTCATGGAGTAAAAGGAATGGAAGCTGACAAAGTAGTTCTAGGTGTTGAATGGGGATATTCTTTAAAAAGCTATTTAAGTGGAGATCAAAAAAAAGAGGATGAGGAAAATAGGATTGCTTACGTGGGAGTTACTAGATGTAAAAATAAATTATATCTTTTTGAAATTCCTGGTTATTATAGAAGTCCTTTTCCACCATTACAGAATTATGCCAATAATCCTATCCCTGATTATGAAAAGATAAAAGAGAAAAATTCTTTAGATTCTTTTCACAGGAGATATAGACCTGATTGGCCTGAAATTGAAAATCCAATAAACAATGACAGGAGATTATTGTGAGTGATGTTTATAAAAAACAAATTGGAGGATCACATTATAGCTCAATGAAAATCCAGCCGAGTGAATTTATAAATAAAAATAATTTGCCTTTTGCTGAAGGAAACGCTATAAAATATTTATGCAGGCACAAGCAGAAAGGACAAAAGCAAGATTTGGAGAAAGCAATTCATTATTGTCAAATGGCAATTGATCGTGATTATCCAGAAAAACCAACTAAACCAAACTCATGGGGAATAATTAAATGATACAAAAACCAATGTTTACACCACAAGTGGAATGGTTTCCACCAGAAGAATTTCCAGATCTATCAAAGTACGATGAAATTTCAATTGACTTAGAAACTAAAGATCCTGATTTAAAAACAAAGGGATCAGCATCAACCAGAGGTCTCGGCGATGTTGTAGGAATCGCTGTAGCTGTTAAAAATTGGGCAGCTTACTATCCAATAGCACATGAATCAGGACCTAATATGGAAAGAAAAAAGGTTCTTGGTTGGTTTCAAGATGTTCTTAAAACAAAAGCAGATAAAATTTTTCACAATGCAATTTACGATATGTGTTGGATCCACAGGCTAGGGCTCACGGTCCACGGAACAGTTGTCGATACAATGATTATGACCTCTTTAGTTAATGAAAATAGATTTAGATATGACTTAAATTCCGTTTCATATGATTATACAGGGATGACTAAAAATGAAAATGCCTTACAAGGAGCAGCAAAAGAATGGGGTGTAGACCCAAAAGCTGAAATGTATAGACTACCTGCGATGTACGTAGGCGATTATGCTGAAAAAGATGCTGAAATAACTTTGACCCTGTGGCAAGAACTTAAAAAAGAAATAGAATTTCAAGGTCTACAATCGATTGTAGAATTAGAACAGAAAGTTTTTCCTTGTATTTTAGATATGAAAATAAAAGGTGTTAGAGTAAGTGAAGAACAGGTTGAAAGTTTAGAATACAAACTTAAAAAAACTTACGACTCTCATATTAAAAGAATACATGATGATACTGGTATTTATCCTGAAGTATGGGCCGCAAAAAGTATTGAAAGTGTTTGTCTTAGATTAGGCATAAAGGATTTTGACAGGACAGGAAAAACAAATAAACCTTCGTTTACAAAAAATTATTTAAAAAATCACAAAGGACACAGGAATAGTAAAATATTAAGAACTATCGCTAGTGCAAGAGAGTTAGATAAATTAGCTAATACTTTTTTAAAGTCTATTAAAAATTATGTTTATAAAGGTAGAATACACGCTGATATACATCAATTAAGAGGAGACTTTGGAGGCACTATTACAGGGAGGCTATCTTATTCTAACCCCAACCTACAACAACTTCCTAATTATACTGATCTTGGCATGGGTATTAGGTCTATTTTTTTACCCGAGGAGGGACATAGATGGGGTTGTTTTGACTATTCTCAGCAAGAGCCCAGACTCGTTGTGCATTATGCTTTAGCAACTTTAGGAACTACAGGGGTAGCTAGTATTGCAGAGGAATATAATAAAGAAGGTAGCGACACAGATTTTCATAAAATGGTGGCTGATATTACAGGTATGCCAAGAAGAGAAGCTAAAACAATTAATCTTGGTTTATTTTATGGTATGGGTAAAGCAAGATTACAAGATCAATTAGGTGTAACTGAACAAAGAGCAAAAGATCTTTTAGCAACTTATCATCACAAAGTTCCTTTTGTAAAACAACTTATATATCATACAATGGATCGAGCACAGCAGAGGGGCTGGATTAGAACTATTCTAGGTAGGAGATGTA